TTAATCCAAATATCTAATAGGTGAGTGAAGGATACTAAAATCCACGATACTCCAATTAATCTTATAGCCAAATAACTTGTTTTTTCTGGATGCATAGATAAGATAAATCCAGCTGTAACATATACAATAAAAAGAATTAGTGATCGTATTCCTCCCTTTTTAAAATTTATTTTATATTCTTTCATATTTTATTTCTTTTATAGAGCCTATTCCAAGGCTCTTTTATTTTTAATATAGGTATTTTTTCTATTAGTTCAAATAATTTTAATGAATTAAATATTTCAAAAACAAATCTTCTAAAAGCTGCTTTTAGTTTTAAATTTTTATATAATATCATTTTTGTTTATTTTTAATCCACGTTCCAAAACTCATTGTTTTAAAAATTTCTTCATTTGTAGGTATATCATTTTCAAACACATTACCTAATCCTATAGCATTTTTATCAAGATATAATCTAAATTTATCTCCAGCATCAAACGACTTTTTCATATCTTCTAACGAAAATAATTTTTCATTATCAGTAAAACTTAAATTTTTTATACAGTTAACTAAATCATCTTCTTCTTTTTCATTATATTTGCCAGTAGATCCTAATGTTATTTGAATTGCTGCTCTTAATTTATCCTCTGTAATTTTCATTTTTGTATTGGTATTAATTTAGACAAACCTACTCTATTTTGTGTAAATATTGATGGTGCAATAGATGTCCATCTACTTCTTTTAGCACCATTTTTTAAATAATATTCTTTTACAATTAATCTACCTCGTTTCTTTTTAGTTTCAAAATCATTCCAATTAACACCTTTTAATTGGCAAAGTTCTTTCATTTTCGAAGTATTTACTTTATGAAGTTCTTTATTTGAAAATAAATTTTGAGCTACAGAAGAAATACTATTTCTAATTGTATCTTGTTGGCGCCAAATAAAATAAATTTTCAACCTCAATATTACTTGGTATTGTAAATACTCTACTATCGAATAAGGCAATTCTACCAGGTCTTAATTCATTAAATTTTGCGGTAGCTAAACTTGCAGATATACTAGTTATTTTTTGAATATTTCCGTCAAACCAAGCACTTGTTTGTAGTTTATCAAAGTCTGTAAGTAATATTGAAATTTCATCAGATTGAACAAAAGCAAATTTTGCACCTTGTATATTCTGGCACAAGTATTTTGCTGTTTCATCCATATCATTAATTAATTTATCATCAAACGGTTTTTCAAGTCCTCTTGTATAAGTATGAAAAGCTTTACCATCAATTCTAATTAATGTATATGTTCTTATAGGTANAAGTATTTTAGTTCTACTTTCGTAGTATTTTTTCATCCTATTTCCTAATTCATCTTTCATTTCGAAATTTTTTATAATTATAAGCTATTTAGTAAATCTTGCTTTGTTTTGAATAATTCATTATCATAAAAATATGTTCTATAATCTCCAAGTGGATTTTCTTCAATTTCATATTTAACTAATTTTTCTTTATTATTTTCTATAAATACATTAATAGATTTAACAATAGCTTTCCTTATTTTGTTTCCCATAATAAAGAAACATTCATCACCTAAATTTAATTTTGTTTCAATTTTCATAATTTTATTTTTTAAAGATTTAATATAATGTTTTTTGCAAAATCAATTGCTTTTTGTTTTTCCATTTCAAATGTTACAAGATCATTTAATCCTTCACATCTAAATAATACAGTTTCATCTTGAGTTATTTCTACAGATAATTGCTCATAATCAAAAATTTCACAATAAATCGTTTTTGGTAAATTATCTTTTTTTAAATCGGTTTTGAATAAAGAAGATTGTTTTTCTAACAAAGATTCTTCCATATCTTTTTCAATAGAGTTTTTCATATTTTAATTTTTTAAGGTAATATAATTATAGGTTTTTTATACTGGAGAATAACTGTTGTTGAAGGCTCATATTCATTTGATTCATATTTCTCCCCCTCATACAAACTTATAAATGGACAATCAATATCCAATTCTCTCCACTTTAAAACGCCAGCTCTTACCACTTCATCAAAAGTATCAAATTTATTAGTACTTCCATAATATTCAGAATCTTTTGTAAGTTCTGGGTTTTCTGATGCTAATTTATAAGCTCTTTGATATGTTTTACCACCATCTTTTTTATCTAATTTCTTAGCTAGTTCTTCAGTTAATGGTTGATATAATTCTATTACATCTCCTAAATAATTAACATTATATTCTTCTATATTATTAATAGTAACATTAGAACTTTCACATAATATTAATTTACCGTAAACGTGTGTTGCACCACTACAGTAACCAGCCCAAGAGGTAATATTTAATATTGCTAAATTAATTTTTTTATTTTTCATATTTTTTATTTGATGTTGTAAATATACATATTATTATTGAGAAAAAAAAACTTTTTTACAAAAAATATTGTAAAAAAGTTTTTCTATTTGATAATCAATTATTTATATATATCCTTTCATTCTCCTAGCACTTCTTTTTGCTTGTTTTGTAGGATTTTTTGATGGTACTTTACTATTAATACCATACCTTAAAGCAGCTAATTCATCTGGTTCATGAGGTAATTTACCTTTTTTATCTCTTTTAAAGGTCATATAAGAATAGTATAATCCATCTTCTCTATCGGTTACCATTACTATATCTTTATCTTGAACTTTCTTAATACCAGCTTCAACGTTTCCTTTAGTAGCTTTTCTTATACCACTAAATCCACCAGATCTTATTTCTTCTATCAATAAAGGCATTGCAGAATCAGCATATATTCTAGCGTTAAAAGGTACTCCAGATCTTCTTAATTTTGATAAAGTAGCTTTTAATGTAAGTTTATTTTCAGAAAACATTTGTTTCACATAATAAACGCCATCAAAATAATTTATCTTAATACAAGATGTTTTATCATTTCCGCCATATCCAAAATCTAATCCATACCAAATGTCACCATCATTATAAAATTCTTTATATTCTCCCCATCCAGCATAAATTCTTCCATGAGCTTCTAAAGTCCATTCTGCTAAAATTGTATTTTTATAGTAGATTGGATTTGTTCTTTCTAAATCTCTATATCTTTGAATAACGGATTTATTTAAGTTTTTTAAATTATCGAGATATGTACTATGTAAATAAATAGTATCATGAGATCTCTCTATTTTTGGCAATCCTTCTTTAAACCATTCTTTATGAATCCAACTTGATATTGCTGAAGTTGGATTATACAATAATATAATCTTCAATGGCTTTCCAGCAACCCTTATAGATTCATCTATTTTTGAAAATTCTTCAAAGCTTTCTAAACTCTTCTGCTTCTTCTATAATTAAAGTTGTTATTCCAGAAAGTGATTTTAATTTTGCTGTTTGAGTTCCAGCAGATCTAATTCCTTTAAACATTATTTTAGCTCCTGTAACTCTATTATATATTGTACCCTTTCTTTCTAAAAAGTCTTTTTCAACTCCTAATATTTCTATAGCACTTCTTACATCTGATATAGTAGAATCTTCTGAAGTTGTCATCGTTTGACGAAGATATAATATATTATGTTTATATGGTGAATAAGATAATTGTACAGATCCAATGGATGCTGCAAAAGATTTTCCACTACCACGACCTCCATATACTTGATAGTATCTAGGATCGTCTAAATTGTCATAAAATAAAGGTTCAAAAATAGGATTTATTTCTAATTCCTTTTTTCTACCCATTTTTATTATCTTTTGAGAATGTAATTTTTACTGGACTTCCTTTTGATTTCTTTCCAACTTTTATAGAAAATCCATCTCCACCTTCTTCTTTTTTATTATCCATTGAATCATCTAAATCTGATTTGTATGTTTGTAATACATATTTAGATGCGGCAAAATGATTTGGATGATCTTTATCTTTTAATATTACTTGAATATTATCAGCGGCCATATCAACCAAAGTTCTTCTCCTAACTTTAAATTTGGCTAACAATTCACCATCTTCTCTAAAGGCTTCACTAACTTCCCAAAGCTTTATTTCAGCAGCCTTACTTATTTCCTCTTTGGTTGTAAGACCTTCATTCATTGCAGCATTGATCAAACTTATATTTTTCTTAATTCTTTTTTTTGTCATTGCTACAGTTGTTTTTTCTATATGTCTCATATTTTTCTTTTTAAAGTTTCTTTTTCTACTATATTTTTAAATGATAGTAGAGTTTCTTTTATTATCCTAATAATTGTTTGTAAAATATTTATTGTCCAAATACATAAATATACTGGAGATAAAATAATTTTAATAATTAAAGACCATAAAAGGAACAATAATAATTTTGTTGTTTTCATAATTTTAATATTTAGGCAAGAAGCGAGGACTTGAACCTCGCATGAAAAGTGATCAGTTTTTGTATATCCGTTCTACCATTCTTGCAATTCCTTAATTTGATGCTCTATTTTCTTCTCCTCCAAATACTCTTATACGAGGATTTATATCTTCACCTTTAACTTTGGTATCATTAGAATCTTCGGCTTCCAAAAAAGTAATGACTTCTTCCATTAAAGTTTCAGCTATTGTAGACATTTCATTTGCAGTACTTTTTGCTATATTTCTATCTACAGATTCAGATTCAGTTATATATCCAGAGTCAGTAAAAGTTCCTTGAAAAGATTTTATTAATCTAGAATATGTAAAATAACACAGAGGAGCTACTATTAAGTCTCGTAATGCATTATCTTCACTTGTACTTGGATTAATACATCTTTGTAAATTAGTATTACCTATAAGCCTCTTAATATCTATATTTTGAGCTATTATAGCAGCAGCTTTAACCTTTGTATCGTCTATATCTAATTGTAAAGATACATAATCAGCCATAACGTCAGCTATATCTATCAAGATTAATTGATTTTCTAATGTTGTATTTAGCATGATTATTTGTTTTTGTTATCTTTATTAGACGAAGGTTTTTTTACTTCTTTACTAGATGAGGTGTTGTCAATAGCTTCATCTAATTCTAACTTATTTATTTCAATATCTCTTGTTTTGAAAACTGAATTTTTCTAAAAATTCTATTAAGATGTGAAGCTATTAAATTTCTACCATCTTGTGTAATTGAATTAAATATCCAATAAGCTTCTTTTAAATCTGCAGAGGAAAAACCAGTTTTTTGATCTGCTCCAGCTAAAATAGGTGGTATTAAATATGTTGCATTAATAACTTTTTGATCTAATTCATAGCAAGTTTTAGCAGAATCAATTATATTTTTTCTACCTCCGGCTCCTCCAGCAATTTCTTCTAACATAGTTGAATTTACTTCTTCCTGAGATAACTCTGACATAGTAACTATTTTACCAGTTCCTCTAGCTCCTTGAGCTTCAACTAATGCATTTTCAAATGCTGTTAAATTAGCATCATCTGCAGATTTAGTTGTTTTTAAAATATAAGAACTTATAAAACCTGTTGCTGTTTCTTTTCTAACCAATATACTATTTTCTACATCAGATAACACAAAATTTATAGCTGATTGTAATGGTGGTATAGGATATGATGAAAATCCAGCTTTTGAATAATAATCTACTTGTCCATTATATATAGAAATACCTTTTGTTAATATTTCTATATCACTTCTTTTCTTCTTAGACTTTTTAAAATATTCTTCACCCAATCTTTTAATTTGATTAAGAACTTCATGTGGATTAAATCTATCTATCCATTTAATTTTATCAGAAGTAACTGTATTAACAATAGATTTTTTCACAACAGAATTGTGTCCATAGTCTGGATGATACCCTAGCTTTGATGAAAAATTAAATTCATCAAATTCGTTAAATCTAAGATCTGTAATTCTAAGAGGATTCATACTAACCACCTGTCCATCTAGATTATAATTACAATGTATAGCAAATGATTCAAATGTAGCTAAATCGTCAGCCATTATATCTACTACATCGCTTAGTGTTAATCCATATGGATTTACTACTTCATCGTCGCCTTTAAATCCATCTCCTCTGTAAAATTTAGCTGTTCTATCTACAGCTGGTTTAGCAGAAGGAGATTGTGCAATAACGTTTTTTAATGTTTGTGGAAAACTATTATTTTTACCCCATCTCATAATACCTAGAGCTTTGTCTTGATAAGTTGTTATTTGCGTTAATTCTTTATGTAATTCTAATTTGAAACTCATTTTTAATATTTTTTAATATGATATTTTATCACTTGGGGCTTTGTATTGAGGATTTTCTAGTTTTCTTAAAGCGTTTATACAATGAGTTAAAGAATACTTATTAATATTATATTTCTCTACACCAAATTTTTGACAATAGATGTCATAAATTGCTTTTACAGATACAGGCCCAAATTGTTTTCTCCAAATATCTACTTCTAAAAATCTTTTTTTGTTTTTTTGTTTTTTTCTACTCATTATTTTTTATTGAGGTAGTTTTGTGCATTATTGCATTTATTTTTCATAAAAATTAAAAGCCCTTCTATTTTTCAAAAAGGGCTTTTAAAAACTAAAATTACGAAAAATAAAAAATTAGAACTGGATTGAGAATTGAATCTCTTGTCGACAATAGTCACTCCAGTTTTTCTTGTTAGAATAATACCTAACACAGGCGTATTTCACGGCTATGAAATGTTACCTATTTTTTATCTTATAGTGTGCTCAACTTATTTTAATTTCTAACAAGATATAATAATTAAAATTATTATGTAAAAAAGTATTACTTCTTCTTATATATTAAGTTGAACTATTAACTGAAAAACCAGTCTGAATCCATCAACGAATCTAAGTCTCCATTATAAACATTTAATCCAAGTAAATCTGGAACATCGATTTTAGATAATTTTTTCATAACAGGTTTTGTTTTTGGAGCCTGTTTTCTAAGTTGATAATCTAATAATTTTAAAGGTTCTGTTTTGATTAATTTTATAAATTGCTCTTTTATTATTTCAAGCATTTTATCTACATGGTTTGGATTACAACCGAATGAATCATGTATTACATCAATATCCTCTATTCCTATATATTTCATTTCTAAAGCAATCATTCTTAATAATTCTGCATCTAGAGAATGTATGTAATTAGGACTTATAGCCGATCTCATTTTAAAAACACTGAGCTTATCTGAGAAAATCTTTTTATTTATTGTAGTGGCTTTTCTAGCCTGTGGCAACATACATGTTACTTGCTTTCTTTTTAATTCTTTAAACTTTTTATGTATTACATAAAATCCATCAGAAGTTGTCCATGTAACAGGCTTATTAAATTTAGCAATTATATTATTCATTTGCTGTATGTATCTTTCAAAAGCTTTGCCACCTTTTAATACACCTTCAGTAGCCTCTCCAACAATTCCAGCCATTAATGAAGCATTATTTTTTGTAATATCTTCTCGATCTACATGAAGCTCTCTGAACATATCCCAAATTATATCAGCTCTTCCTCTAGCTGTTCCTCCATAGTTTGAAACCATTACTGGTCTTTTACACAGTTTTCTTCCATTTTCTTCTAATAATTTTTTTATTAGTTTTAATGAATATTTATTTTCGCTATTAGGATTTTTTAATTGAGCTTTTGTAATTTCTAAAGACTTATTAGAAACCATTATATAAGCATCTCTTCTTATTTGAACACCATCTTTATCAAAAACGGGAATTACATTTGTTGCTTCACATCCATCTCTATCGTTAGTTATTACAGAAGTAAATTGAGATCCACTATTACAAGCGTCTAGATGAATTCTAATTTTTACTCTATAGTTATTATCTTCTATGTATTTTTTTAGCTCTAATT